TGATGTCATCAAGTTCAACGTGTTTGTTGAACCTGCGATAGATAGTGTTAGCAACACTAGGTACTAGGTCATAAATTACTGGGTGCAGTTCAGTCACGAGGCCACTTACCATCTAGTACCATCAGTGCGATAGCACTGTAGTTTAATAGATCAATAAAGCTATCTCGCAGTGACTCGTTCTCTGGTGTTGCACCGCTATCAATCAAGTGGTTAATGCGTGCAGTCTTATCGTGCATACGCACACGTAGCCCATTGAGCGGTCCACCAGGGGACAGACTGATGTTGGTTGGGCCGTAGTCCTTGTGCTTCTTGATGAGTAGGTTACCTGCACTATCTAAGGTAGCCCAGACATCTGCTATGAACGTGTTGGTACTGGACGTATTGTTATCACTTCGCTTTGCGTATCCACTGAAAGGATCTGGAAGCCCAAATGCTGCAAAGTCTGTACCACTGTGGCCCACTCGTTCTCTGTCATTGTCATACATTCGACTCTCCTATCAGTAATTTTCTCGTAGCATCAATGCCATTAGCTAAGTAGTAATCATTGATGTCCATACCTGGTGGTAGTGTAACAATCTGTGAGTTCATTACCTCGTTCGCCACGCGCTTAGCAAACTCAGCGCCAGGATTAGATCCATCCTCTTTGATGTCATTGTCTCCAACAACATAGATAGTTTCGTAACCAGCAAAGAGCTTAGGAAAGTGTGGCTTCCAGGCTGCAACACCTGGTACTCCCACTGCTGGTATCCCAAGCTCTCCGCTAGTGACTATCGCATCTAACTCACCTTCACATACAACGACATAAGGTGAGTCAAGTGTAATGTCACATACATTAAACAGGTGTGCCTTCTGCCCAGTAGGTGAACCATACTTAGGCTTAGCATCATCTAGTCTGCGAAACTTAAAGCCAACACAACCACCGGATGCAGTCAGGTATGGAATAGATAGCCATCCTTCATACATCTCGTGACCATTGATTGGGTTAGTGATAGTGCCTAACTGGAATAGTCCTGCAGTCTCCTCAGAGATCCCACGTGCGCTTAGCACGTCCAGTGCTTCTTGACTTATTGCCTGAGCGTATTGTTGCGCCGCTTCCAGTAGCAATTTCGATTGCACGTTTGAGGCCATCGTTAAACTCCAAGTTCTCTAGTATGCATACTAAGTTAGCTGCATTGCCACCCTTACCGCAGGTGTGGCAGAAATACAGGTTGTCATAGGTATTGATAACGGCAGACCTGCGACTGTCGCTATGCAAGCAGCATCGAACTGATGCGCTCTTACCTTCTCTTACTTCACCGCCAAAGTGCGAAACAATCGCGCCTATGGGGATTGTGTTTGCATCAACGGGACCTTTGAACCTGCCCGCTTTACGTACCCTGGACCAGTCTTGTGTTGGCATACACACCCCTTATCATCACACTTATCGTGCCAATGAGCTGAACGTTTGTAGTGAGAAAGAGTGTTCTCTTCTCCTGCCTTATGACAGTTCTGGCAAATCACCAGTCAAATCCAAACGATAGTTCACGGAAAGGAAGAGTAAGGATTAGTTCTCTGCGATGATCTGCTTTGTCTGTCCACATAAAAGCAAACTTAAACTCTTGATGTTTAATATAATACTTAGTTAGCTTCATCTTCTTCTTTCGTTTCTTCTACTGGTGGTACCACTTCTGGTACAAGTATCTCTGTCGTTGTAATTTCTCCACCTGGTACTGGCATCTTCTTCTCCTTTGTCCATTGTGCTAGGTCCTGAATGACCCAGGCTTGATCTATTGAAGCGTTGCGACGCTTAACTATTACATAAGAAAGAGGGACTTCCCCTAGACCTCTAGCCTTTGCGTAGTTAAGCGCCTCAACTTGTGCTTCTCTCCAGAACTCAGGCAAGGAAAGGGTTGCCCTGTTCTTGAGTTCAAGGATGTAGGTTTCTCCCGCGATAACAGTTACGATGTCGCCCTCATCCTTTGCCCCAGCTTTAGTCAGACGTTCTGCTATGACTCCAGCACGTCGAAGCCACTTCATTACATCTGTCTCAAACTGAGAACCTTTAGTCTTGTTGTACTGACTCATCTACCAGTACAACCTTGTTGATCTTGTAGACAACATTGCCTTCTTCATCTTTGACTAGTTCGACAACACCAGATTGCAGCAGCGCACCAACGAAGTTGGTGAGGTCAACCTTGATAGAGTCAACATCTGTACGCAGTGCATCTATCTTAAGATTATCTCGGTAATGATTAACAAGCGGTGGCTTCTCATCGAATGGTTCTTTCTTCTTTCGTTTATCGTGTGGCCCACCACTTATTCCGTGGGGTTGCTTGTAATCTTCTTCACACATTGTATCCTCCTTGGTATCCTGCCATTGTATCTTTTCTTAACATCCAACCAAACTCGTTCTGGTCTGAGATCTGTACTGCTGCGTAGTTTACCAGTAGCTGTGCGTATTTGCTGCCATCAGCAGTGTGTGCGCCAAAGCGGTTCTTCACCGGTGCTACCTTGAGTATTCCTTGCGTTGGGTCATAGCCCAGTGTAAGTATCAGTGCAGGTAACTGACTGACCTTTCCGTGAATTGCTCTGCGATGAGGTGGGTTACTAGGTGACCCATACTCTGACTGTTCTGATACGTGGTGGAGCACCATCACACAGGCCTCAGTCTTGCGTGCCATATCGTGAAGCTCCATCATAATTGCTCTAAGTCCAGCCCATTCGTTGTCCGTCTCAGCGGTGATGTTCATTAGGTTATCAATGACTATCAACTCAGGTGGTTGTCCATAGAGTTCAACGTAGGCCCTGATCTCTAACTCCAAGTCATCAATGTTTGGAGATGAATCAAAGACCCACTTGATGTGTGAAAGTTTGTCTAAGTGTGCATTGTAGTACTGGCTGTTGTCTGAAAGGTTTGCCTCTACTGTCACTTGTGAGTGACCAGATAGATGCGATACAGACCTCATCATTACAGTAGTGGTATCAGTATCTGCGGAGAAGAAAAGTGTAGGAACCTTGGCCTTGATTGCATAGATCAGAGCGAACATAGACTTACCAGCATTAGGTGCTGCAGCTACCATACATACCTGGCCCCTGCGAAACTTAATACCTTCTGCCTTTAATCCATCCCACACATCCGGTAGTGGTGTGGCTTTAGTAAGCACTCCACTCCAAGCGCGGGAAAGATTAAGCACTCTTCCAGTCCTTTACTCTAATCTTGTTTTTTGTACGCAACAAGGTACGTTCGTATTCAGTTAACCCACCCCAGATACCAAAGCGTTCGTTCTTAATACCCCACTCAGCGCACTCAGTTTTATGAATGCAACTCCTGCAAATTGATTTTGCATAAGAAGGATCTAACAACTTACGGTTTTCTGGGTTCTCTCTTTCAGGAAACCAGAAGTCTCCACCAATCTCTGCACATAGCGGGTTCTCGTATTCACGAGGCTCCCGCATTAGTTATCGAACCCAGATAGTGTCGCACTTATCTGGCGCACCCTTGGGTGCTGCACACATATAGCCTGACCACGGACCCTTTTGTCCTACACCTGATCGCAATGTCATTGCTCCGTGACGGCAAGTGTTACCACTTGCTGGTGCTGGTGCTGCAACTGGTGTTGCATTGAATGCCTGCGCTACTGCTGCAACTGTTGGTGCTGCCTGTGCCGGTACTCCACCTAGCTCTGCACCTGTTGACTTGATAAGTGTTGCAACCATTGCAAGATCTGTTAGACCTGTCTCTAGTTCCTTGACATCTGTTGCGTAAAGATTGATAAGTGTTCCGTCATTTAACTTGTAGTTAATCTGGAACTTTGTTCCTTCTGTAGCCATATTACTTTCCTCCACTTTGTTTTACGGATAGTCGCTGACTCTCAGCTCCTACCTTCTTAGGGACAAACCCTAATAGTTTTTCTACCTCAGTGCTGTCAACTGACTCGCGCCCTTTAACAGTAGTCCAACTTACTTCGATACCTGAATTAGTAGTACCCAGCACTCCTTCTAGCGATGTCTTCAAGGAATCCTGCTGTGTTTCTAATTCTTTGATCTGTGCTGCTAACTGTAAGTACAACAGTGCATTCTTGTCAACATCTGGATCAGTAATGATTACATCACTGACTGGTATACGTTCTTTTTTTAGACCGACGCATCCCATCTCACCTGATGAGTCGTAGAATTTACAGTAGTGCTGGCAGTAACTTGCATCCTTCTCAGGTGCCGGTGCTTCCTTAGCTTCCTTAACAGCCGCTAGCCAACCGAGTGCTTCTAAGGCGATTGACTCATCGTAGTCTTCGGTATGAACCTTGACATCACGTTCGTCACCATCTCTTGCGATAGCAACAAGAGATACTCGGTTGACCGCATAGCCGTTTTTTGCTAGGAGGTAGCCATACAGTTGCACCTGCCATCGTTGTTGCGTTGATGGAAAGTATCCAAGGTTCTTAATCTTGGATGTCTTCCAGTCAATCACATCACCAGTACCAGGAACAAAACAGTCAATGTGTGCTTTCATTCCATTGTATTCAACTTCAGTTTCAATCAGCACATCTGGATTATCTGCTAGTGCTTTCTCAATCTCTGCGTGGATAGCAGTACCCATAATCGCAGCGAGCTTTAATTCGTTGTCATTAGTTTCAGGTTGATCGTTAAGTCGGTACCACACCTTACGGCGACAGCCACCTACCTCTGATGGACCAATCTGTACTTGTGTAGATCGTGAACGCTTCGCGTCCCCTGCTTTGAGAGCAGTAAATAATAGTTCCTTTGGGTCTGCCTTAGATGTCGTCATAACATATCCCGCAAACCCACCAAGAACCAACCTCTACTAGTTCAGATTCTGGTGTTAGATCTTCACATCGTGAACACTTGATTGTGTCTTCTTCTACTTGCATCATAACTCCTCCTAGAGTCTTTCTTGTACTACTAACTGTATGGGCTTGCCAGTATTGGCGTCAAGTACCGAAGCAATCTCTACGGCTTTACGGGCGTGTCGCTTGGCGTAATCTAATTCCATATCAGGTTTGCAGATTGAATACAGGTAGCCAAGAGCAAGCTGCCCACCAGAACCAATACCGTACGCTCCGTGATTTGCTTGGAAAAAAGAGAGATCACAAGCAATACGAAAGATATTACCGTTAAAAGCAATGAGATAATCGAAGCCGCCATCTTTATCCGCCTTATTGTAGTCGTAGTTGTTGTCTGTAAATGCTTGGTTGATACTGGGTATAACTTTCTTTCCCATAAATTGTGCAGGGTCCTCACCTCTGTAAGCCGGAGGCTTCCAGTTATAGGCAAGGATGTCACCAGGTCTGGTGTCACCTGAGATACCGATGAGATACTTACCGACCTCAACTATCTTCGGTGTACTAGTTGCTAACGTCACGAGATTATCTTCTGTGATCTGTGAGTCAGCTACTAGCACCGCGTAATCAATACCCTCAAGTGCTGCGATTGTTGTCATACTAGAAGACTATCACTACTACGGCGTGTCGTCGCGTAGCGACACCTACTAGTCATTACAATATGAGCCGTGAGGCGAATTAAACAGGCAGGCGCCCTCAAGGGGCGCAGCAGTAGCAACCGTACAGTAACCCTGCGGTTCCGTCTACCAACCCTGCCATCGTTTAGATGGCGCAGGAATGCCCTTCCTGAGCCTTTTGGGACCGATCTGAGGGGTTTAGGACCACTTCACGTGTGTCCGTGTGGCTCACAAGTATTTAATGTTATGGCTACCTTTGAAGACTACGAGCTGGTCTGGTACTTCCTGGATGCAACCTGTGTTAACTGTGGGAATCTAGTAGTAGTTCCCTGTCCTGTGGACAAAACGGCATAAAAAAAGAAGCCCACCCCTTTCGGGGTGAGCCTCTTCTATTTGCCTCGCGCAGATGGGTTACTTAGACCCACGACCAAACTCTGTAGCCTTTGGGTCAATCGCCTTAAGCAATGGACCTGCGATAGCAGCAATACCTGCTGTTGCTAAAGCCTTTGGATCTGTTACACCTGCAAGGTATAGAGCAATTACTGCTGCAATTCCAGCACGTAGGTACGTAGCTGCCATTGCTTCTAACTTCTTCTTGTTCATTGGTTCTCCTTCTTTTTAGGTAGAGGCTTGATTGCAGCCTTTACTTTGTTGACAGCCTTTGGTTTTCCCAGCCAAGGGAACCAAGGGGAAGTGTCATCTCCACAGCCCTCTTTGATTGAGATGTGAAGATGCTTGTTGTGTTTATTGGAACCGTCGTAATCACGGTCACCTTCTGCGGCACGTTCTGCTGACCAGATCTTGCCCTGGAAAATAAGATACTTAACGCGCTTGTCTGCTTTTAGTTCTTGGAATAAGTTAGCGCAGTCAATGCCGCCCAACTTATCGTGTGTTAAATCAACACCGTATCCAGTATTGTGATCTGAATTAGGATTCTGATGGATGTGTGCTGCTGATGGCAATAGGCCATCCGAGGCTTTCTTCCGTAAAGGACATATCGCT